CTTATTCTTTCAACGGAGTCTAGAGGGTGCTATAGAGAATGGTGAGGGGGATAATGCCTCTGCACTAATACCTCGTGACCACCAGAAGTCTTTCTGTATCGCAGTGGCGTGTTCTTGGGCAATAACTAAGTTTCCTTGGTTTACTGTTACATATGTTTCTTCTAACCCGACTCTCTCCGAGAGACAGTTGACAGTTATTAAGAATATATTTAAGAGTGAAGCACACAGAGAGCTATGGCCTGAGATGCTCAACTATGAGGTATCTCCTAGAACAAAAGAATACGAACACAAGCCTCTAGGAACATGGACACTAGGTGAAATAGCAGTAGACCACCCTGATAGGCCTAAAGGGGAGAAAGACCCCACAGTGGCGGCTACAAGTGCTAAGAGTACGAATACAGGTGCTCACTACAAGATGTGTATCTTTGATGATTTAGTAACGAACGAGAACTATCAATCATCCTCAGAAAGAGAGCGAATTAAAGAAGTCTACCAATCCTACGCTTCTATTGCCACAACAGGTAGTATCAAGTGGATGGTGGGTACTAGGTACGGAGATAATGATTTATATGCCGCACTTAAAGAGAAGTCTTATGAAGAATACGATGATGAAGGGAATGTCACTGAGACTAAGCCACTATGGAAATGGTTTGAAAGAACAATAGAAGACAGTAAGAATAAAGATGGTAGTGGCACATACGTGTGGCCTAGGCAGAAGATGCCTGATGGGAGTTGGTACGGATTCAACCAAACAGAATTAAGTAAGAAACGAAGCGAAGCTTTTAATCTAGAGCTGTATTATTGTCAGTACTATAACGACCCTAATGCGGCTAGTCAAGCTAAGATTACTCGTGATTGTTTTATGTACCTACAGCCTAATATGCTAGAGAATAGGCAAGGCAGGTGGCACTACGGTAACAAAGAACTCAAATTATCCTGTGGTATGGATTTAGCTTTCAGCGAGGGGAGTGGTCATAAGAAGACTAAAAGAGATTACTCATCAATTGCCGTTACCGCTTGGGATAGTGAAGGGTACTTATACATCCTTGAGTTGCAGAGATTCCAAACAGCTAAAGCAGAAGTCTACTACGAGAAGCTTATTGAGCTCCACGAGTACTGGGACTTCAGAGAGGCTACAGTTGAAACTAACGCAGGCGGAATCGTTGTTGCTAACTTTATACAGGATGAGATACGAAGAGCAGGCCATACATTAGTTATAAAGCATCAACATAAGAACCAAGTACAAGGGACTAAAGAAGAGCGTAACTCTCAGTTGTTTGAGCCTTTGTACAGAAACAAGAGTGTCTACCATACTAAAGGCGGTTATACCAAACTACTAGAAGAAGAGCTAAGTCTTACTAGACCGCCACATGATGATTTAAAAGATTCAGTATGGATAGCCATTAGTAATAGTAAGCGACCTTCAAGACCGAAGTTTGCTACAAATAGAACAAATAGGAATGTTGTTGATGCTGGTAGCAGATTCCTCAATAGGAGAAGAAGAGCTTGATTACACTAGACTATCAAGATAAGTCTGCATTAGCCGATGGTATTGTGAGCCATTGGAGTAGCTGGAATAGTTCCCGTACACAGGCCATGGAGTTGTGGGCTGAGATAGATAGCTATCTACATGCTACAGATACGAGTATGTTAGAAGGTGGTACCAACTTTGACCACAAGACCCATTTACCTATTCTCTCTGAGCTACACGAAGACTTAATAGCAATTGTGTATAGTACTCTATTCCCACATGATGATTGGCTATCTTGGAAAGGTTTTGAGATTAATGCTATTACTAAGCAAATACGTCAGAAGGTCTTAAGTTATATCAAGCAGTGTCATAGCATGAATGGTTTTAATGTGGAGATGCGTAAAGTAGTAGATGACTTAGTACGTTATGGCAACTGCTTTGGGCAAGGTTATTACAAGAACAATAGTATGGAATCCGCAGGCGGTATGATTAGTGGTTATGCTGGCCCTGCTACAAAACGCATTTCTCCTTATGATATAGCATTTAATCCAGTAGCAAAAGAATTTAGTAAGACACCTAAGATTATACGTGAACTCCTCACTATGGGAGATTTCTACGAGTTTGTGAGCAGTGCTAGTGAAGAAGACTGCTGTATTAGCGAAGAAGAGCTCTCTGAAATAATGAAGCGTAGGACAGGTGGAAATAACGACTACTCTGAAAGATATAAAGAAAAACAGTACATCCCTGCGGGTTTCGGGAGTATTGATGAGTATTACACATCTGGCTATATTGAACTACTTTGGTTCTACGGTGATATATTCAATGATACAGACGGCACATTCTCTAAGAAGCGTTGTGTGGTAGTAGTGGACAGAGACACAGTAGTAATTGATAAAGAAGAGTTGTTTCCTGCTATATTCAAAGGTAGTTGGACTCCTCGACCTGATAACCTATGGTCTCAAGGGCCTCTCGATAAGGTTGTAGGTATTAACTACATGATTAACCACAGAGAGAACTCTAAGAATGATGCTATTGATAAGTTCACTTACCCTGATAGAGCCTATGTAGGTGACGTAGAAGAGATATATGACGAAGTGACAGGCCATACTAAGTACATCATGCCTGAAGGTGGCAGTGTATCCGATATACGTCCTGACAGCACCGTACTGACTTTTGATAACCAGATAATGATGCACAGGGACTTAGCTCGTACAAGTGCCAGATTGCCACAACAACTTGCAGGTTTTAGAACAGCAGGTGAGAAGACAGCCACAGAAGTACAGTCTCTTAATGATGGTGCTTTCAGAGGATTCATCAATAAAGCGGGTCAGTTAGAAGAAGACTTCATTGAGCCATTAGTCCAAGCTGAAATACGCATTGCTAAGGATAATTACTCAAGCATTATTAAGGTCTTAGAAGAAGATGAGGATGGTATACTCCTTACTACTCAGATTACAGAGGAAGACCTAAGTGCTAATGGTAAGCTTATCCCGCATGGTAGTAAGCGTTTCAGTAGACAACTACAGCAACTACAAGGATTGACACAGTTAGCCAATACTCAGATAGGACAGATGGTAGCTCCTCATATTAACACATATAACTTAGCTAAGACAGTTGAAGAGTTGTACGGGTTTGATAAGTTCGGTTTTGTTAATAAGTTTGCAAGTATTGATGAGCAGATGGAAGCTGAAGAAAGAAGTATGCTTGCTCAACAAGAGATGGTGAAACAGAGTAGTGAGCCTACGGCTTTAGAGATGGAGATGATGCAAGACGAGGATATGGATGATGAGTAATTTTAAGATACCTAGCTTCATCTCTGGTGAATTCAGTAAGCTTCAGACCAAAGAACAAAAAGAAGAAATGATTGGTAGGTATAAAAGGTGGAGTGAGAATGAGTTCACACTCTTACTAATAGAATACCTTGAAGAAGAATACGAGAAGTTATTGAAGGAAGATGAAGAGAAGAGTGACTTTCTTTCTAAGTTTCAATTCTCTTATATCAGCATTCGCAATAAAGCGAAAAGAGGTTTCATACGAAGCCTTATTAAAAAACTTGATTATACAATTCAGAGGTAATTATGGATACGCAGTCTAACCCAGACTTAAAAGAAACTCAGGAAGCTAACCAAGCGCAATCTCAGGAAGAGACAGTACAACCCCTTTTTAAAGGAGTTGATAGCCAAGGTAAAGAGAGACTCTTCACTAATACTGAAGAAGCTCAACAATCGTGGCAGTCTGCACAGAACTTTATTAAAGATACTGTTGCAGATAAAAAATCGTTGGAGTCTAGGATTCAGGAACTTGAAGCTCAACTTAACCAAAGTACAAAGCTAGATGATGCTTTAAAACAATTAAACACTAAAGAGGAATCTCCTGTGAATGAAGAACAGACCCAACAAGCTACTGAGACAACCCCTCAGTTAGACGTAGACCAGCTTACGCAACAAATCACTGAAAGTATCTTAGGAAAGCTTACCTCAGACCAACAAAAAGAAGTCTTTGGTAAGAATGAGCAAGAGAGTATCAGTGCCGCTAAAGCTGTTTATGGTGACTCTTTTGAAGAGAAGCTACGACAAAGTGCCAAGGATTTAGGTATGTCTGATGCAGATATTCTAAAAGAAGCACAATCTAATCCTAAGCGATTCAAGAAATTGTTTAACTTAGATAGACAACAGAAAACAAACTACACTCCGAATGGCTCTGTATCTGGCTTACCCCAGAGTAAAGACCTTTCGATAGACTTCTCAAGAGGTTTCACTGCTAAACAGCGTGTCTCTACGAGTATTGATAACTATCGTAAGATTGCAGAAGCACGGGGAATAAAACTAGATTTTTAATTGAGGAAATAAAATGAGTACTTTTACTTATGCGGCAGTACCGAACTTAGTTCGACAAGAACTATATCAGAGTTCACTAGAGAAACAATTCGATGATTGGTTAATTGGTCGTCCT